GGCTTAGGGCCGGTTTATTTTTGAGTTGGTAGGTCTAAGACTTCTTCGTATTCTTTGTAAGAAATTTCTATCCATCCAATCGGAAAGTCAACCCATCTTTTTGAAAGTTCATAATGGGCTAGTTGCTTGTCTTCTGAAAGTAAACCATCTTCTAGGGCCTTTGTCAAATTATTCAAATCGGGAGTGGATTGGTGGAATCGGCCATGGTGTAATTTTTTTTTCTTATTTGACCATGAGGGTGGCACCGGAATAAAGAAAGTTATGGAGGCACCAACCGGAGGCATGACAAAGTTTTTTCTTTTGGCCTCGGCCGATAAGTCTATTTTGTATTGATTGTATCTTTCTAGTCTAAGTAATCTTTTTAGTCCAGGTGGTCTTAGTCTTTCTCTTGGGATTCTAAAAAATATCCGATCGCCTTGTGTTGCCCTTACATGGGTTTGAGGTGTTATGTTAAGAATTACTTTTTTGTGCATTTGGTTTTTCTTTTACTGCTTTTTCTAAAATGTACTCCATGGCTTTAGTTAATGACCATTTCTTTTTTTCAGAAAATGTTTTTAGCTTTTCGTAAGTTTCATTGTCTAAATAAATTGTGTGTCTTGTTTTCATTTTGAATTATTTTGATGCAAAGTAAATTAAATATTCCATATAACAAAAAACCCCTATTAAATTAATAATAAGGGAGTTCTGTTGTTTGTTTTTTTTGGATGGTTGCTTTATAGATAGGGAATTATGTGTTGCTTAATATGATTATCTAAATCTTCTAGGGAGCCATTATTTTATATCTATAATTTTTACTTCGGTACCCGTAAGCAAGGCATCTATTGTTTCTTCTACTATTTCTCTTTGTTCAGGACTTAATAGGGCCACTTTTTCGTTTATGGCCGGTACTGCAAATACATCACTTGCTATCTCTTTTCGAATACCATCGCGTACCTTTTCGGATATTTGCGGATGCGTTATAGTATCTCTAAATATCCAATTTATTTTGCTTATATGGGTATTAAATAACCTATCTCCACTAGAATTTGGGTATTGCCTAATAAAGTCTAAATAGTGTTCTTTTGCCATCTTTAAGTGTTGTATGGCACTTACTATATTGGCTCCGTTGTTTGACATGGTATTATGGTGTTATTTGTTTATAAAATTGTTTTGTTAAATAGCCTAATTCGTATGCGTAAACTTCTTCGGTATCATCTTTTAGTGGGATATTAACCAAGTTCATTATAGCTATATTGGTATGTAATAGTTCGTGTGCGTTTATGGATTTGTCATTTGCATTGCGTAACCATATTACTATATTCCCGTTTTGTTGGTCAAATGTTACCCCATCTGCATTGAAATCTTCTTGTTTTACTGAACTATCTAAATTAATTCTTATGTAGTTATATGCTTTAGTTTCCGATTCGCAAACCACCACATAAATATCTACATCAAATGTTCCACCATTCAATTTATATAATTCAACACCCTCCTCTTTTGGTAAACAACCAATAAAAAAAGAACACATAAAAATAATTATTAGTAATCTCATAAATTTTCGTATTTTTCTATTGCTTTAAATATCTCATAAGCTACTTGAGGAACTATTGCGTTTCCGGCTGCTTTTGTTGATTCTTGTCGCCATTTTGAAAAGGTAATAGAGTCCAATTCGGTGGAAATCCCATCACTTCTAGTACAAATTGGGGATTGAGATGGGAACGAGTCCCAAAAATTTCGTTCATTTGACTGCCCAAATCGTCTCCTTTCCAATTCTCCGTTTTCCAATATATATTCTTGTCGCTTGCGGTGGGGTTTTTGAGCATGAGGCTTGAAATCTGGGTCGCTAAGTTCGGCATTGTTGTCCCATTCGGATATTTCTCCATTCTCTGTTGAAATTTCTCCAAGTCTTGAACATCCTCTCTTGTTGTTGGAGTTAGCAACAAACCAGATCCTATCTCTTCTATGGGGTGCGTTGACGCTTGCAGCTGGAATAAGAAACGGTTGTACTTCATAGCCTTCCCTTTCCAAATCAGAGCACACCTCTTCGAATACCAATCCCCCCCCCAACTAACAAGTCCACGAACATTCTCCCCAATAACCCATTTGGGTTGTACTTCTTTAATAACTCGTAGCATTTCAGGAAAGAGATGTCTTTCATCGGCTTTCCCTTTTCGCTTTCCGGCTGTTGAGTATGGTTGGCAAGGGAATCCCCCAGTAAGGATGTCAATGTTTCCTCTGTGAATAGTAAAGTCTGTTTTTGTGATGTCATTGTAACTAATTGAATTTGGGAAATGATGTTTTAAAACTTTTTGACCAAATAAGTTCCATTCGCAATGAAAAATATTATCCCATCCCATCCATTCGGAGGCTAAATCAAATCCACCTATTCCACTAAATAGTGATCCATGCGTCATAGCTTATCAATATTAAAATTTGAATGTGTATCTTGTATTTCTTGTAAAAATTCTCTTGCTTTTACAACTTTGGTTTTCATTCACCTTGTGGTGCAGCTGGAGCTGGTTTGTCAGCAATCACACACTCTGTTGTTAACAACATAGAAGCGATAGAAGCTGCATTCTCTAAAGCAACTCTTGTTACTTTAGTAGGATCGATAACACCTGCTTTGAATAAGTTTTCGAAAACTTCTGTTCTTGCATTGAAACCAAAGTCGTCTTTACCTTCTTTGATTCTTTGAACAACAATAGAGCCTTCGATACCGCTATTCTTCACAATTTGACGAAGTGGTTCTTCAATTGCACGACGTACAATTTGAATACCAGTTGTTTCGTCTTCGTTAGCACCTTTTAATTTATCTAAACTTGCTACTGCACGAATGTAAGCAACCCCACCACCCGGTACGATTCCTTCTTCAACAGCTGCACGCGTTGCGTGTAAAGCATCGTCAACACGATCCTTCTTTTCTTTCATTTCAGTTTCAGTAGCTGCACCAACATACAATACGGCAACACCACCACTTAGCTTCGCTAAACGCTCTTGTAATTTCTCACGATCGTAGTCAGAAGTTGTATTTTCAATTTGCGCTTTAATTTGATTTACACGCGCAGTGATGTCTGCTTTTTTACCTTTACCACCTACGATAACGGTATTGTCTTTATCTATTGTTACAGAACTTGCTTGACCTAAATAAGTTAAATCGGCGTTCTCTAATTTGAAACCTTGTTCTTCAGAGATAACAGTTCCTGCAGTTAAAATTGCAAGGTCTGTTAACATTTCTTTTCTTCTATCACCAAAGCCTGGTGCTTTCACAGCAGCTACTTTAATAGTACCACGTAATTTGTTTACGACTAAGGTTGCCATTGCTTCACCTTCTAAGTCTTCAGCAATAATAACTAATGGACGGCTTGTTTGAGCTACTTTCTCTAAAATATGCAAGATGTCTTTCATTGCTGAAATTTTCTTATCATAAATTAAGATATAAGGATTTTGCATTTCAGCTTCCATCTTTTCGCTGTTTGTAACGAAGTAAGGAGAAACGTATCCACGATCAAATTGCATCCCTTCTACTACATCTACTGTCGTATCTGTACCTTTTGCTTCTTCTACAGTGATCACACCTTCTTTGCCTACTTTGCTCATGGCAAGGGCAATTAATTTTCCAATTTCATTGTCATTGTTCGCAGAGATAGAAGCCACTTGCTCAATCTTTTTAGAGTCGTTTCCAACTGTTTGAGACTGTGCTTTTAAACTTGCTACCACTTTTTCAACCGCTTTATCGATACCACGCTTCAAATCCATTGGATTGGCTCCAGCAGTCACGTTTCTTAAACCTTCGCTAATGATAGCTTGTGCTAAAACAGTAGCAGTTGTAGTTCCATCACCTGCTTGATCAGCGGTTTTGCTTGCTACTTCTTTTACCATTTGCGCACCAATATTTTCGATAGGATCTTCTAAGTCAATTTCTTTTGCTACAGAAACACCATCCTTAGTAATAGAAGGTGATCCGAATTTCTTTTCAATAACAACGTTACGACCTTTTGGTCCTAAGGTTACTTTTACGGCGTTGGCTAAAGTGTCAACCCCTTTTTTCATTTTATTTCTCGCTTCTAAGTCGAAAAAAATCATTTTAGACATATAAACTTATTTTATTTCGTTAATTAATAGTTCTAGTTACTTTAACAATTATACAATTGCTAAAATATCGCTTTCGCGCATGATCAATAAATCTTGACCATCAATTTGAATTTCTGTTCCAGCGTATTTACCGTATAAAACGTTATCGCCTACTTTTACAGTTACGGGTTCGTCTTTTTTACCTGTTCCAGCAGCAAGTACTAGTCCACGTTGTGGTTTTTCTTTTGCAGTATCAGGGATGATGATTCCTCCAGCTGTTTTTTCTTCTGCAGCGGCAGGCTTAATTATTACTCTGTCGTGTAGAGGAGTAATGTTTAATTTCTTAGCCATACTTTATCGTTTTTTGTTGTTTTTTGTTTGTTTATAAAATTGTGTTGTTGTTAAATTTAGAGTGGGTATCTTGTATTTCTTGTAAAAATTCTCTTGCTTTTACAACTTTTGTTTTCATTTTATCTATAAATTCCTCATCTCTTTCAACTGGAAATATCAATATCTTTTCTTCCAAAGGTATATCATCAAATATTAAGCTATGTTCTAGTTTTAAACATTCTCTTATGTATTCGGGTGATTCCTCTGAAATAACATTCATCTTATTTAATAACCACATTTTTTGTTGCTCTATCATTTGAAATGGGGTATTGGCTAAAACGTATGTTACTGCTGATTTTTGAGCATTGGTAAGCCACATATAACATTGCAATTGTGCGTAGTATAGCGAATCCAATTTATCGGGTAAGTTATTTAAAAAAGTAAATAAATCGTAACTAGATTTTATGTCAATAATTAATTCTGCACTAGTAATATCATCTCCCATAAACAAATCGGGGTGGCCAGTAATAAATTCGTTGGTTACTCTTTCTTGGTTTTTCTTAAATGGTTTTTTTAGGTACAATGATAACATCTCAATAGAATCATCTTCTACCTCATTGCCTTTTACTGTTTCTTTTGTTTTTACATCTTTGTATCTACCATATTTTTCATTGATATATACTGATATTAAATGTGTTTTTGCAGTTTTTGAAAGGTTACCAGCTTCTTTGTCTGCTTTTAATTGTGGTTCCGTAAGCAAATAGCCCATTGAACTTGCTCTAATAAGGGTTTTTGAGAAGTCTAACATAGATTTTATTTTTTAGATTTTATATTAAAAGTTTTAAGTTTCGCGTTGTAGTAATCCATTAATTTATGGGTTTCGGCCATCAATTTCCAAGATTTTAATTCATCTACATTCTTACAAATATCAATAAGGGCCTTGGTTTTTTCGGCAATAGTTTCTTTTGGTATTACTTTTAACCTTTGCAATACTGATACTGGTTCAAATTCTTCCTCTTGTTTTACTATTGGGCCATGGTTTTGTTTATGAAATTCCTCTACTAATTTTTTAGCTTCTTCAAGGGCAAATTTTGCATTATCCCCCTTTTCCAAAAGTAATTCAACCCCAATTCTTTCACTTGTGTACGAACCAAGGTTGAATACCTTTTGATAATTTACTTTTTCTATATGCATGATTTTTTAGATTTTTTTTGTTCTTACTTGATTCTGGTTACCAAAGTTTTATTGGTAGTTTCGTTTTTTATGTGTTCTATTTTGAATTTTTTATCCTTGTTTTCAGGATTATTTTTCAAAAGAGAAACCATTACCGCAATTGAGGCTTTGGCATAAACAAACTCAACGCTTTCGTTTACCTTAAGCAACGATACTTTGCTAGAAACCGAATCTTCTTCTTTTTTTCTTGCCATTTTGTTGTGTTTTTTGTGTTAGTAATTGTTTGTCTTGTATAAAACAAAACTAAACTAATTAATTTAATTAACAAAACTTTGCCTAATATTTTTTTAATTAATTTTTTCCATATATCTTCGTTTCAGATTTTTTCATAGATTTTAGATTTTACCCCTGCTGTATTCTTATAGCGGGGGTTTTTATGTAAAACACAATTCAAAAAGTTTAATTTCTGACACTTGTTTATAAAATATGAGTCAATTATTAATTTTTTAGGCTCATTTGTTAAGTTATAAGTTTACTTTTATCCGATTTTTTATCCTTTTGTCAAGTTATTGCTTTACGTAAAAAAAAATCTGTAAAGCCCACAGTTTACTTTATCCCTTAAAAGTAACATAACAATATCTATATGTTACTTTTATTTACCACTATTGCTTTTTTTGTGGTTAATTTTTACAATTTTTTAATCTTCAAGGTATTTTGATGTTCACTAATTAACTTCTTTCACTGCCCGTGAACAGTTTAAAAATGTGAACATTTGCGTAGTATTACTACCAATAATTAACAAATTATGTTACAAATCCATATATATCAGTAACATATCTAGCCTAATTATGTTACAACATTTTACATATTGTACCATAACTATTTAACAAATGTTACCAATTTGGTTACAAAAGTTCGCTTTTTTAAGAACTTTAAAAATCAACACTACCAACACTTTAATACAAATAAACTACAAAAAACCCTTAACTACATTACATTTTAAAAATTACAAGTCGCCCAAACTCAATAAAAATTTCATAACTCATTGACAACCATAAAATAAATAAAAAAAAACTACCCCACCTAGACTCCAGGGGGGTTACTCCTCCAAAGTGGGTGGCTAAAACCTTTTGGGGAACGGGCAAATTTTGAGGGGACGGGGTTCGGTTTTTGGTTTTGGGATTTGTTTTATACCTGTGTGTTTTGGTGGTTTTATGGGCTTGGGTATTCAGGCAAAGTGGTTGGTAGTATTGGGTTTTGTGGTTTCATGCACTGGGCGTTGGATCATTGGGTAATTGGTTTATAGTATTGGGGAAATAGGGTTATTGGGTAGGGTTACCGCTTATCAGTTCTATTTGCCGTTGGTAATATATATGAAGGATTTATTTGGAAGTTCCGTAACAATTGGGTATGTTTGCGTAACAAGAATCAAAAGTTCCGTAACAAAATGAAATTAAAAACAAAATGTTGCATTTATTGCAATAAAGAAATGGAAAGCAAAACTATTAGAAAAAGTTTTTGTTCTGATAAGTGTAGAGTTTATTGGAATAGGAAAAACCCAAATGGTAATGTTATATCTCCATTAGAATTGGAAACAAAGCTAAAATTAGCCCCAAAATTGGCAGATAAGCCAAAAATGGTAGAAATACCCATTAAAACAAAAAAAGAGGTTGAAAACGACCCAAAAGAGGGTACAATGCGATTTATGATGAAATATGATGTGTTAACTTATGCAGAACTTAAAAAATAATTTTGTTTAATTAAATTAATTTAATTTAATTTTGTAAAATGATAATACACGAATTAAAAAACACAATAGATGTTGAGTGTCCTCTTGGATATGGAAAAGCAATAGCTTGGATAGATTATGGAAGTGATACCAATACCATTTGGAAAGTGGTTTTATATGAAACCGGTATAGTAAGAAACTTTTATGATGATGATATACTCGTATATCCAAATGCAATGGATGGAGGAAAAATAGACTTAAATTATTTAACAAATAAAAACAAATAACCTATGAACAAACAACAAACTGTTGAAGTAAATGGTGTAAAGTTACCTATAACCGAAAAATGCAAAGGGCTTATGGGTAAATCATTAGAAAATATGACTAAAGAAGAATTAATTGCATCCGTTCATTTTACCTACTCGCAATTAATTTCAGCACAAAAAAGAATGGAAAGAGAAGTGTTTTTAATTTCTAATTGGAATTTTAACCAGAACAAATAAAAACAAATAACCTATGAACAAACAATTAACACCAAAAGAAAATGCTAATAAATTAACCTATAAAAGTTCAGATGGTTTTAGTTCTGAACGAACTTACGACGAAAATGGTAATCAATTAACCTATAAAGATTCAAATGGGTATAGTTTTGAATACAGTCGTGATGAAAATGGTAATGCATTAACTTATAAAAATTCAAGGGGGCATTATGAAATTAAAGGAAAATCAGTAACCCAAAAAGAATACGAATCCTTCATCAATGGTACACCAGAATACACAATGGAAGAATTAGTAGAAAAACTAGGACATAATTTTAAAATTAAAAAATAACCAATGAAAAACATTCAAGGAACAACAAAGGATTTAGAACTATTTAACAATGGTAAAAAGATGTATGAGTTTAAAACAAAATCATATGGGTATAGTTCTGAACGAACTTACGATGAAAAAGGTAATGAATTAACCTATAAAAATTCAAATGGCTTTAGTTCTGAACGAACTTACGATAAAAAAGGTAATGAATTAACCTTTAAAAATTCAAATGGGGTTAGTTTTGAATACACTCGTGATGAAAATGGTAATGAATTAACCTATAAAAATTCAAATAGGTATAGTTCTGAATACACTTATGATGAAAAGGGTAATGTATTAACTTTTAAAGATTCAAATGGGTATAGTTATGAATGCACTTACGATGAAAATGGTAATGCATTAACCTATAAAAATTCAGATGGGGATAGTTTTGAATACACTCGTGATGAAAATGGTAATCAATTAACTTATAAAAATTCAAATGGTGATTATAGAATCAAAGACAAATCAGCAACGAAAGAAGAATACGAATCTTTTATCAATAGTACACCAGAATACACAATGGAAGAATTAGTAAAAAAAATAGGACACAATTTTAAAATTAAAAAATAAATAACCTATGAACAAAACACCAGTACAAGAATTAATTGATGAATTACAACAAGAAATAAAAAAGCAAAAACAAAGACCAGAATATACTCCAAGAGGAGATGTATATAATTTAGCCTTAAATAAAGCTATTGAATTAGCTACCAATAAACTTGAAAAAGAAAAAGAGCAGATAATGAGAGATTTTAAAAACAGGTATAAATCTCATCCCGTTATGTGTGAAGAATACTACAACCAAACCTATAATTCTAATAAAGCAACATTTGGATATGTAAGCCCACAAACACAATTAAATAACTAAAACAAATAAAAATGAGAAAATACAGAATAAAAGCTTATCAAAAATCATATAAAGGCGAACAAAAAATAATTAATGATAAATATTATGGCATTCTTAAATTACAAACAAGATATATAGCTCAATACAAATCTAACCATCCTATTATTTCATTTTTTACTAAATGGAAAAATTTAGATAAATATGATAGCGGATATACTGATATTACGTTTGCTGAAAATGATATTAACAACGATAAAGTGTGTGAATCAGCAAAAGAAAAAAATAAAACTGTTTACATAAAAATATATTAAACAAATAAAAACAAATAACCTAATTATAAAAAACCCCCTCATTTTTTAAGCGAGGGGGAAACAAAACAACAACACAACTGGTGTAAAAGTATAAATCTTTTGCACCTTTTTTATTAAATTTAATGTGTGTTTTATTAATTAAATTTTTTCTTGACAAAATCTAATTTGCTTCTATATTCAACAACTAATGATTTAAGTTCTTCTCTTGTTGGTTTTGTTATTTGTCTTGATTGTTCTAAAAGGTAATCGGTAATACCTGGCTTATCTTTTTCTAAGTTTTTTGCAAATACTTCAATATTACCACTTAACATACAATTATCGTATTCTGATTGTGGTCGGCAATTGTCCTCTAACCACCTTGTTGCTAAACTTGATCGTGAAATATAATGACCATTTTGAATTTTGGTCCAATGATGTTTTGTACCACTTGTGTAACATTCTACTATGCCATTTTTATCTGCGTATTTGCATCTTATGTATTGGCTAAAAACAATATCTAAATCTTCAATAAGATACTTTAAACTTAAATCTTCTTCATCTTGCTCGTATTTAGCTACTCTCTTTTGTGTAGAGTATATAGTAGAGCATTGCTTACAATTTCCCTTAGAAAAAATATAATCTTTTCTGCCACAAGTAACACAATTTTTTTTCTTTGTAATTATTGTACTATTATATGACATTTATTTCTAGTTCTTTATTGGTTAAGCATTTGTAGATATTTTGAAACTCGTGTAGGTATTGAATTTTCTTATATATTTTACTTATATTTTTATTATCAATAATTATTTCTATTTCAAACCAATTGTCTTTTTGTATTGCCATAAATCCATCAAAATTGATAATATTATTTAACACTTCAATTGTTAATGGTATTGGCTTAAAAATTTCATCTTCATTGCCAATAATTTCATTTACACTCATTACCGACAAATCGCCTATTGATATTTTTCTTATTTCATTTTTGGAATTATACACATAATTGCCAATCATTAATTCATTTATTTTTATCATAAATTTTCATTTATATTTTCTAATTGTCTTGCACTTAATAAACCTTTTATTTCAGTACCAATGCCATTAATAACTAATTCTACTGAATCTATTATTATTTCTACTTCATCTTGATTTATTTCATGTATTCCATGGCCCTCTATTATTGTTGGTGGATTATATGTTTCCACTTCTTGATAAGATACCAATAATTCACCTTTGATACTTTCTATATCAAATGACTTTGTTTTAAATTTTGTTGTTTTCATAATTTATTTTAATTTTTAATACTTCATTTTTTAAACTATTCCAGTATAAAATATCTTCTTCACAACCACCACAATACAGCAACTTATTTTCTATATATTTTAATGTTCTTTTTTTATTTTTTACAATTCTTTCCGAAAAAGATAACTTAGTATCTCTCATAAAAATTCTAGCAAAAATACAAACAGCCTCTTCCTCGTAATACATATATTAAAACACTTTATTTATACCTTATTATATTTTTATTAACCTATCCCCAATAAATTTATACATACCAATAAATAAACCTTTTTTCCAAACTTCAATTGCTAAATCTAATCTCTTAGCCATATCGTATATTAGTTCCTTATTTGTCATAAATCAAAATTAACTTAATTTTTTAAATAAACAAAAAAATATGAATTATTATTTTATAATATCATAATTTATATTTTACTTTGCTATACACAAATAAAATATTATGGATAACAAACAAAAAAATGATTTAAGAGATGCTATTTTACTGCATCTCGAGCAAATTGAAAGGCCAATGTCTTGGCTTTCTAATAAAGCCGATATTCCGTATCCGACAATTTATGCTTTATTAAAACAACGGACTTTTGCTATATCTGATAAAAATTTAGCAAAAATAAACAAAGCATTAGACACTCATTTTATTAACAATCAAAACTTTTAAAATGGCTAAAAGATTTACCGATACAGAGAAGTGGAAGAAGCCTTTTATAAGGGGCTTACAAGGTGCTTATAAGCTCCTTTGGTTATATATTTGTGATGATTGCGACCATGCAGGTATATGGCAAGTGGATTTAGATGTTGCACAAATAAGAATAGGTGAAAAAATAGATATTGATGAAGCAATTAAAAGTTTTGAAAATAAAATTATAATTTTTGATAAAGGAAATAAGTGGTTTATTCCTTCTTTTGTTGAATTTCAGTACCCTTCTGGTTTAAATCGAGATAATAGAGCACACAATAGCATTTTTTTATTGCTTGAAAAAAATAATTTACTAGATAAACAAAATAAGCCCCTTACAAGGCCCTTACAAGGGCGTAAGGATATGGATATGGATATGGATATGGATAAGGATAAGGATAAGGCGGACAAAAAAATAAAATATAAAGAAAATATTTTATTGACAAATAAAGAACACTTACAGCTTGTTGCAGATTTTGGCGAAAAGCATGTAATTGATTTTTATGATTATTTGTCAGCGTATAAAATAGAAAAGTCGTATAAAACAAAATCAGATTACTTAACTATCAAGCGATGGGTCGTAGATGCCGTTTTAAAGCAAAATAAGACACTTTCTTCTAAAAATGATATGATTCTACCAAAAGGATTGCAAGAGGCTAGAATCGCCTTTAAACCCACAATACAATGATAACGATATTTAAGAATATTTATTCCAAAGAACCAAATTATGTTTCGGTTGAGGCTTGTTTGGAAAGAATTAGGGTTGGTAAAAGTAAAGTTTTGGTAAATGAAATTAGAAATACCATTGACAAAGAAAAAGCCAACAATTTAAAGAAAAATTTACCCTCGGTTTGTTTTAGTGGCAAATTTGGGGGGAATAGGCAAGATTCGGATTTGCTAAAACATAGTGGTTTTATAGTTTTGGATTTTGATAATATTTATGAACTTAGGGATAAGCAAACAGAAATTATATCCAATCCATTTGTTTATGCTTGTTGGGTTAGCCCTTCGGGTAATGGGTTAAAGGCATTGGTAAAAATAGCCGATGGCAAAAAACATAGAGAACATTTTCAAGCATTACAAGAAGTTTTTAAGGATATTGATAGAAGTGGTATAAACCCAAGCAGGGTATGTTATGAAAGTTACGATGAAGATATTTATATAAACGAAAAAGCAGAAGTATTTAAAAAAGTTAAGAAAATTGAAAAGGTAGTAACCTTTGAAAAAACCGAAGATGATAATAAAATTTTTAAAAACATTCTTACTTGGCTTTCTAATAAAAACGAAGCATTTGTAACAGGAGAAAGAAATAATTTTATTTTTAAGTTAGCTTCGGCTTGTTGTCGTTTTGGGATTAATGAATTTACCGCCAATGGTTTGATAAACAGCGAATTTATTAATAATTCAGAATTTACTAAAAGCGAATCGGATAGAGCAATAAAGTCAGCTTATAGAATTAATTCAACAAGATTCGGCAGTGCAAGTTTTGATAAAGAGCAATTAGTAGATAAGGTTACAAGAAAAGAGGTAGAAGTAGAAAAGGCAGTATTTGATGAAGGTATTAAGTTGAAAGATGTTATTTATGGAATTGATGTAAAAGAACAAGCATTAAGTATCTATGATAATGGATATGCAAAAGTAGATGGTATTGGAGTACAACAATTAGATGAAAGATTTAAACCTAAAAGGGGCGAAATAACTGTACTTACGGGTATTGGTAACTATGGAAAATCTTCGTTTAAAAAATGGTACCAAGCTATGAGAATATTACTTTATGGTGAAAAGTTTGCAACATTTTCACCAGAGGATAACCCACCCGAAGAATATTATCACGACTTTGTAGAAATTATTTTGGGTTGCGATTGCAGTCCAAGTAACCTCAATAGACCAACAAAACAAGTTTATGAATCAGTTTATGATATGGTTTGCAAACATATTTTTTACGTTTACCCAAAAGATGTTTCACCAACACCACAATACATTATGGAAGTATTTTTGGAATTAATAGTGAAGGAAAATGTAGATGGAGTTGACATAGATCCATTTAATCAGCTTACTAATGAATATCAAAAATTTCAAAGAAGTGATAAGTATTTAGAATGGGTATTGTCTGTATTTTCAAGATTTTCGCAAATAAACAATGTTTTCTTTTGGATTGTGGCCCACCCAACAAAAATGGCAAAGGCATCAGACGGAAACTACCCTTGTCCCGATGTATATGATTTAACAGATGGAGCCATGTGGAACAATAAACTTGATAATATTTTAGTTTACCATAGACCATACGCACAAACAAATCCACAAGACCCAACTTGTGAATTTCATAGCAAAAAAATAAGAAGGCAAAAAATAGTAGGTAAAAAAGGCTTTATAATTTTTGAAATGGTATTTAAAACTAGAAGGTTTTTCTTTGATGGGCTTGATTCATTGCAATTTTTATTAAACCAAAAAAACATTGATTTTTACCAAAATAAACTACCACAACAACAAACTTTAGACAATAACACCTGGGTGCCATTTTCAGAAGAAACACCATTTTAAAAAATATATTTTGATAATTAAATTAATTTTGTACAAATAAAAACAAATAACAATGATAAAAACAGAAGTAATTGGATTTTTGGGAAAAGACTCTCAAATAAACAATGTAAGTGGTAAAAGTGTAATTAACTTTAATGTGGCCCATACAGAAAAGTATAAAGATGCAAATGGTGGTCAAAAAGAAAAAACGATATGGGTTGATTGTTCTTTATGGGTAGAAAAAACCACAATTGCCCAATACCTTAAAAAAGGAACATTGGTATATGTAGATGGACAACCAAGCGTTAGGGCTTATACTAATCAAAATGGTCAACAAGGGGCTTCGTTATCATTAAGAGTTGGTACTATTCAGTTGTTGGGTGGTGGTAAAAAACAAGAGGAAACACAACCACAAGAGTTTTTAGCACAACCTAATGGTATTGAATCTAATGAAGAAGCTCCATTTTAAAAAACCAAAAATATGAATAAAAAAACAGCATTAATTAAGTCTTTATTAAAAGGCGATATTATAAACGTAAGCAATTCTATTAAATGCACTGGTTATAGCAATCCCGCAAGAGAAATACCAAGACAAATAGAGCAACCATTTCAATGCGTTGTTAGTAGGTGCAAAATGGAAAGTAAAGATCAATGGGGTAATTATGTCACTTGGTATGATTATCGTTTAAATCCATTAATTAGGGGAAACGCAACCGCAATTAAAAAAATGAAAAATTATGTCGCAGAAAATAACTAATGACAATAATTCTTATAAATATGCTGGCAGAGGCCAATTTTATGGAATATTAGAAGATAGCTTAAAGCACATAGTTTATGATTTATCTATTGAAAATTTAGAGGAAAGAAAAGAAAAAGCCATAGTATGCGATTCGGTAAAAGATGTGGTAATGCTACTAAAAGTAAGAAATGATGTAGTATTTAGAAATAGGTCAATAGGTAAGAAAATAAAGGGCATTAATGGAAAATATTACGCAGTAAGAATATTAAAACAACAATAAAAACAACAAAAAATGAATTTTAAACCATTAGGAAAAAGAGTATTAGTAAAGTTAAATGAAATTAAAAACCAAACAAGTGGAGGTATTTTTATTCCCGAATCAGCACAATCAAGCGAATTTGCAACGGGTGTGGTGGCATCAGTAGGTAACGAAGTGGTAAACGTAAAAGATGGCGATAGCATTATGTTTGCTTCATCGGTTGGGGTAGATATTGAGGTGGATGGTCAAAAATTAAGATTATTGCCTGATGAGGGTTATATCGATGCAATTATTTAATTTAATATAAATTATGTAATTTTTATTTAATTTTATCCCATTATAACAATAATGGGATTTTTTAATAATTAAATAGTATAAAATGGAAGTAACAGTCTTTTTAATAGTAGTAGCAATAAGTATTGTATTCTACTTTTTTTTAAAACAAAAACAAAAAACAAGTGAAACAACTGATTCAAAAGTTGGTGGATCAATGCCAACAAATAATGAAGAAGGTAAAGTTAAAGCAACATCAATCCCCAATCCTGATGGAAAACCAACTAAAAGACCTCAATAAAGTATTATTTTTAACATCTTTGATATTATTTTTTATTAGTTCTTATTTAGCTAATTATATTTCAATTGATGCAGATAGTGCTTGGAATAATTTTGCTTTGATATTAAGATTTGACTTTTTGTTAATTTTTATATCATTAAAAGATGGCGTTAAAAAATTTATAGGTAAATTGTTTTATAGAATAATTGTTTATTTATTAATTAATAATTTTATTGATAAATATTTTGGTTATACTACTTGGTCTTGGAATGATTGTTTAACTGTATTTATAACTATAATAGAATATTATATTGAATATATAAAACCTAAAAAATTACAACACAGCTAAATATGTATTAAATGGAAAATACCGACTACCAAATGATAATAGATAGAATGGATAAACATTATGATGCTTTATTAAATAAGACAGAAGATGTATTAAAACAAGCTACAAAGACAAATGGTAGGGTAAATTCTTTAGAAGATAGAATGGCGCATACCGAAGAAGATTTAAAAATTCTTACGGAAACGCATCATAAACAAAACGGAGCATTAAGGGTTATATATGTAGTAGCAGGAGCAATTGGTAGTTTTCTAATACTTTTAATTAGTATGTTTGCGAAATTTATTAAATTTGCTTAAAAAAAACAAATGAAAGCACAACCAATTAACAATGTATTTTTAAGTTTAACAAAGCCAATTCAAGACACAATAAAAATGGGAGATATTGAATTATACTTAGATGGTTCTTATAGACCCGAATGGAACGCAACAGTAGTAGGTGAAGTGTATAGTTTACCTCAATATCCAAAGGGAGATAATGCAGATGTGGTTTCAAAATTAAAAGAAGGTGATAAGGTATTATTTGATTATTCAGTAGTTGCAGAAAGGAAATTTGAATCAGATGGAGATGCGTTCACAGAAACCACAAAAGATAGCCCATACAATCAAAGATTTACAAATGGCAAAGGCGAAAAGTTAGTAATAATTGCCTTTCAAGGAAAAATAGCAAAACAATGGGTCGGCACCTATGTTGACAAAAGAGGTAATTTTATAGACGGAGTGCAAGGCTCTGAACACGATTTAGAAAGATGGAAGTCGCAATTTAATTTTAATTCAACACAATCATTTGTATTTAAAAATTTATTAGATACGGGTAGCAAAGATGTTTGGAAAGCAGATTATAGAGATATTTTTGCAAAGATTAAAAATGACGAAGTAGTAACAGTTAGCAATAGAATTATATTAGAACCAATAGATATGGAAATACCCAAAGATGTAATTAAGCAAATGGGTATAGTAGATACAATAAATGCCAAGGTTAGATTAGGAGATAGGGCCAAGGTTTTATCGGCACCCGAAGATTCAAATTTAAAAAAAGGAGATGTAGTTGGGTTTGAACCACAATACCTTGAAAAATACGAATATAACAACAAGAATTATTATTTAATAAAATCCTATCGAGCATTAGGAGTATGGGAGGGTACAAATTATGGCATATAATATTAATGATGTTTATAATTTAATGGACTTTATTACTAATAAAGAAAGAGGGGTATTTGTTTCTATACCAGAGGCTATGCAAACTTTAGATGCGGCACAATTAGAAGCAGTAGGGGATTGGTTTAGATTATATGGAGTTGACCAAACAATACACGATGCTATTAGAAAATTAAGAATACAAGTACAATTTACTTCGGATAGTGGTGGCAATGTAACATTTGCAGATGATTATTTGCACATGTTAGGTGGTGCATATACTGTTACGGGTAGTTCTGTAAATATTGTAAGATTTTTAAATGAAGATGAAATACCATTTGCATTAACTAGCCAATTAAGGCCCGTAACCTCAACAAAGCCAATAGCTAAAGATACTGCAACGGGATTTCAATTATTTCCACAATCGGCACAAACGGGTTTTTATAATTACATTCGCAGACCTAAAACACCAATATTGGCTACAACTGGAAGCGGAAGGGTTAAAACATACGATTCTGCAAATAGCCAACAACTAGAATTTACAGACCAATATATAAACAATATTATAGCAAGAGCATTAAAATTTTGGGGTATATTTATGTCTGACAAAGAGATATCTCAATTCGCACAATCGCAAAATGAAGAAACTAAATCAATATGAGTTCAACTAAAAAAATATTAGCAGAGCAGGTATTGTCAAGACTTGCAGGTGGGTATAGAGATTCTAATGACCCCGTACAAATAGAAGATGTTATTAAATCGATAGAGCAAGTAATAAATTCTATGTTTAAGATGGAATATTACAATGCCACATTACCATCGGGAGAAACAATACCCGATAATTTAATGACTGCATTTTATGAAAATATTTCAGTTGCTTCATATAAGGATAAATCAAAAGCAACATTACCGGTTATGCCAATATCACTTCCTAGAAATATGGGAGTATTGAGAATAACAGATAGCAATGACAATGATTTTATACCCGTTCAATTAGGCCAGGGGGCATTACTAAAACCTGATAAATTATTAAATGAATTATTAGGAAATATATGGTACGAAGTGAGAGGAAATACTATTATATTTTCAAAAGATATTACATTGCTTGACATTAGTTTAATAAATATGTATTTAGTAGTATTGGATATATCTTTATATTCAGATACCGATATTTTACCAATACCACCAAATATGGAAGAAGAAATAATAGAAAAAGCATTTGCTAAATTTGCACCAGTAACACCCGAAACAGGTATAGTGGATAATTTTAACGCATTAAGAAATAAAACAAATCAATAATGGTAACAGCAAGTTTAGATTATATTGTTAAAAACGCACTAGGCAAAAAAGGTTATCCATTACATTATTATTTACAATGTATGTTATATGCTTCTGATTGCTTGCGTGAACTTACTTTTGATGATTTAAGAGTAATAAACACAAAAATTATACCCGTTAATCAAACAATAAATACAGCACAATTGCCTGATGATTATCAAGATTATGTTACCGTTGGTGTAATGGTTGGACAAAGATTAAGACCTTTAACACCAACAAGCACATTGAATCCAATTACAAACCTTAATTCGGATAGTAATTTTGAAGAAATAGAATGGAATGATAATACTACATCATCGGATTCGGGGCAATCTGCATTATATTACGGGGCCTTGCCTTATGCACAATGGTTTACTACGCATTATAATGATTTTGGGGAAAACATAGGTCGTTTCTTTGGCTTAGGGGCAGGGTATCAAGAAGATACATTTCAAGTATTTAAAGAAAAAGGAATTATACAATTAGACCAAAAATTATTAGTTGATAATCTAGTATTGCAATATATTTCAGATGGTCAAAGCGCAGATGCGGCAACACAAATAAATCCATACGCTATAAAAACAATTCAAAACTTTATATTTTGGCAGTTAAAAGAACATAATAGAAATTATGGAGTAGGCGAAAGACAAGTTGCACAAAGCGAATATATTCGTGAAAGAAAAATATTAAGAGCAAGGATGTCAGATTGGAGCATTGAAAAATTAAAGAGAATAGTACAACAAAATTATAAGGGTTCTATCAAAAGCTAATAAATGATTAGAAATAAGAAAATATTTAATGGTGGAATTGATTCGGATAATAGCTTAGAATTATTAGATGATGCCAAGTATTTAAGAATAATGAATGGCAGAGTAGGTAATACACAATATGGTAGAAATAATAGAGTTGAAAATTCATTAGGCACAACTGCAATAGCAAATACAACATACCCATCAGGAGGTACAAATATGAACATTGGCAGTTGTATAGATACAGAGGGTCAAAGATTATTGTGGGCTAATTACAATAGTGCAGGAAACCATGGAATATATTGTTATGACCTTAGAGCAAGTATAGTATATGCAGTATTGTATAATAGTCAAGTTACGGGTGGATTAAACTTTAGTAAAGATTATAGAATAGATAGAAATTGTAAAGTAATAAATGGTTTATTTTATTTTAGTGATAACTTAAATGAACCAAAAAAAGTAAATATTGATAGTGGTATAAAATTAAACCAACCATCATATACAACAACAGCAGTAGCTTATACTTCTCCATTAGATTCATCTGATATTGCATTAATTAAAAGACCTCCAACATATAGCCCTACAATAGAAAAATTATATAATGGCTCTTATGTAAATAATTTTATAGCAACAAATTCATGGCAATTTGCTTGGCAGTATATTTACTTTGATGGGGAAACATCTGTATTAGGCGAATTTAGTGTGTCTTCTAAAATGAATTTAGTCGAATTAGGGGTAGCAGAAGTATATAATTATATAAATTGCAAATTAAGTTTAAGCGAAATAATACCACAAACGGTAAGAATATTAAGATTAGTTTCAAAAAACCAATTAACAAATGGATATAATGTAATTAAAACTTACGATAAATTAATAGATTCAACACCCTTTACTAATCATAATAGTGGTACAACACAAATATCGTTTGATTATTATGGAGATATTATCGGAGAAACAATAAGCGATTCAGATACAGTAAAACCTTATGATTCTGTACCATTATTAAGTAAAACATTAGAATTAGCAACAAGTAGATTATTTTTAGGAAACAATTTAGAAGGATATACCGCACCAACAAGTACATCATTATCTTATAGTCAAACATCTGGAACTGTTATAAGCAGTCCATTAACTATAACAAGACAAGATGGCCAAACGGGAAGTCCACCTAGTATTACGGGTTCTTATAAATTATTAATGACAGGTACACCACAAATAGGAGATATTATATCTCTTTTAATTACGGTATCTGATACAACACAAAGTCCAACAGTAAAGGCGGTTACTATAAATTACACAGTAGCAAGTACAAATATTTTAACAGTAGAAGCAGCATTAAGAGCAGCAATAGTAGCAGAAGGAACAACATCTGCATATCATATTACGGTTACCGACCAATCAAGCCCTAACCCATTAGCAGTAAAATTTACAACAAATACGGGTAATAGTAAGGTATTGTTTATTAATCCAACTATAACTTATATTAGTCCAACAACTGCAAATAAAAAATTTTTTAAAAATGAATCTTCATATCAATTAGGAATAACCTTTTATGATAAGGCAAGAAGAAAAAGTGGAATAGTAACAAATAGTGGTTTAATATTTCAAACACCACAAAAAACATATACAAATAATACCGCAACATTAACGGTAAATTGGTCTTTGAGTAATACAAGTGCATTAACTGAAATACCTACTTGGGCTTATTATTATTCAATATGTAGAACTTTAAATTTAAAAACTAGATATTTTATAGATTCATTAACAAGTGATGATTTTTATGCAAATAAGAATAGCAGCGGTGTGTATGAATATACTAAGAAAGTATTTGATACAACGGTTGTGGCAGTTGCTATTGATACTACCACATTATTACAATCTAAATTGGGATATACTTATACAGACGGAGATGTATGTTTATTAATAAATTCATCCACCGGAGCAAGAAATGAATTAAGAATTATTGGCACAGATGGGAAATATATTTTGTTAAGCCCTAAAGATATTGACGATTTAACAACAGCAAGTTTTTCGATTGAAATTTATACCCCATATATTAAATTAGCAGATGAGCCATTTTATGAAGTAGGTAATATTTACCCCATAACAAATGCGGGTTTATCAGGAAGGGTATATTCTACATTATCGGGAACATTAGATGGAGATACATTTATATTTCAAAGATTATACAATAGTAATGGATATTATGTTGAAGCTATGTCCCCAAATGATGATTATTATAAAAATTGGTTAACCGATGATGGATTTATTAATTATGTGACATTATTAGGTCAAAAAAGAAACGAACACGAAATTAGGTATTCTAATGTATATGCAACGGGTACTCAAAACAATGGTTTAAGCACATTTGAGGCCCTTAATTACAAAACTACTCCATTAGGTCTAGGAGCAATACAAAAACTACAATTGGCCTCTAAAACATCAGAACAAGGGGTTATTATGTTGGCTATATGTACTTTACAAACCGCATCTTGTTATTTGGGAGAAGTGCAATTAGTTGGTTCTTCTGCAAATTCTTCTTTAATTCAAGATACCGCAGTTATAGGAACAATTAATGTTTTAAAGGGTATGTTTGGCACCACCTCGCCCGAATCAGTAGTAGAATATCTTGGTAATGTATTTTGGTATGACTTAAACAATGGGGCCATAGTTCAATACGCTTCTAATGGTTTATCTTCAATTGGATCGTTTGGTAATGATAGATTATTTAAAAATTACGCAAAAGGTTATTTGGCAACAAGTTCAGCAACCTTAGACACACTTAATGGATTTCATCATTTACCAACATTTATAGACCCATTTCATAGAGAATTTAATGCAACATTAATAGGTTTAATAGCCGAAAGTAGTGCTCCCGTATTACCTAGTTACGATACAATACCATCTTATGCAAGTTCAATAATTAATAGATTTGATATTAATGACAATTTAGCTAAAACATTGGCTTTCAATATTATAGAAAACAAATGGGTATCTGATTTTCAATTTATAGCAGAACAATATGATTATTTTGAAAATAGATTATTTGCTTTTAAGAATGGCACTTTATATGAAATGAATACAAATAGTTCCTCATGGAACACTTGGTTTGGCACCCAATACCCATTAAGAATGTGTTGGGTAGTAAACAAACCCGTAAGTAGCGTAAAAGATTTGTATGAGATGTCTTTAGAGGGGTCAAATGCTCCTAATTTTACGGTAATTTACAATACTAACCCAAATATTCAAATAACTGATTTAACAATAGATGATTTTTATAATAGAGAAGGTGTATTTTATGCTAGTTTATTTAGGGATAGGTTATCTCCAAATACTACGGGAGATGTAAATGATAAGCTATTAAAAGGGGATATTATGGTTTCACAAGTTCCATTAGTAATGACCGAATTTCAACAATATTCTTCATTAATTTATATTAATTTTGTTAATACGGGATTTAATGTTTCAAGAGGACAAAATTCTATATTAATATCATAAAAAAATAGTAATTTTAGTTATGAGCAATTATATAAGTTATGCTTTAATAAAATATGCTTTTAAAAATGATGATGAAATAGGAAAATATTGTGACCCTGATTATAAAGACAAAAGCATAAAAGAATTATGTTTTAGCTTTTTTATAAAATTGTTAGAATATGAAAAAAAATTTGGTAATTGTGATTTTGATGATATAGTAATAGATGGAAAGATAGTAGGTTTTGTTTTTTGTTGTAATGATATGTTGGTTAGTTTTGGGGTAAACAAAAAATATAGAACAAAAGAGAATTTAGAAAAAGTTTTTGAATTTATAAAAAGTAAATTTAAAACTGATTTTATATCATATATGTGGGATAGAAATAGTAGAGCAATAAATTGGTTAAAAAAATGTGGTATGAAAGAAGAAGAAAGTAAAATAAATAATGTAACAAAATTAAAATATAGTTTATGCCAGTAACAACAGGAGCAATAATAGGTGGTATAGGTGCATTGGGAAAAGTATTTATGGGGGTTAAGCAAAATAATTTGGCTAACCAAATAAACCCACAATATGTACCATATCAAAAAAATCAATTTGCAACACAATATCTAGGAGCAGCACAAAATTTATATAATTCAAGGATGCCAGGAGCGGCTAATTTTACAGCTAATATACAAAAATCACAAGCAGACCAAATAGCTAAGATACAAAGAAATGCAACTGATTCTAGTACATTATTGGCATTAGGTTCAGCAACGCAAGGACAATCTAATCAAGCATATTCGGATTTATTGGGAAAAGAAGGTCAATTCAAGTCGGGGATGTTGGGCCAATTAGGTAATGCAACACAAATGGAAATATCAGAAGGGGATAAGGTATATAAAGATATGCTAACAAAATACCAATTAGATAGCCAAGCGCAGGCCGCATTAAGACAATCGGGTACAAATAATATATTTGGTGGAGTAAGTGACATAGCAGGTGGTTTAATGCAATATGGTAATTATCAAAATGCAGCAGGTGCAAATACTAATGCAGCGGATTATAATAAAATATTAAAAGCCAAATATGGCCTATAATTTATAAAAACAAAAAGCATTATGCCAAGTCAAGGTAGTTTAGGAAGTTATGCAGTCAATTTGCCGAGTATTTTTCAATCTCCTGCGGAAGCGTTGCAACAAGCAACAGTTCAAAAAGAAAGAAATACCCAACAACTTCAACAACAAGGAGAAAAGTTACAAGAAATGGGTATGGCCCAAGCAAAATTAGCAAGGGAAGAAGCAGCTAAAAAACAAGCGTATTTACATGATAATTTAGACCCTTCAAAATATGTTACGGGCACTCAAATGATAGATGCCTCATCATCTCAGCAAATTAATGATTTGATAAAAAGATCCACAGAAGGCGATTTAAAAAATATGAGTGATTCTGATTTAAAACAATATTTAGACAATCAAATGCAAAATATTAAATTGGCAACAACTAAGTTTAAAGCAGAAGAAAAGTTATTAAATGAAATTAAAACAAAAAAAAGATTAGAAAATCCTGGATTTGATGAAAATTTATTTAATATTGAATATAAAAATGAATTATCTAAAAGGTTATTAAATGAAGATGGAACATTAAATCCAAACCCAAATGATTCAGAAATTTTAAAAAATATTGAAAATCCGGGATACATGGCTAAATTTATAACTAGCCATCCTTCATTTTATAAATTATTAATGGATAAATCTACAAGTGAAGAAGCTAAATTTAAAATAGGTACACCCGAAAGTAATGTAACACAAGAGGGTCGTATTGGTTTTTGGGAAGATATTAATCTGCCAACACCTGCAAGTGGGTTTTATCCAAGAGGAAGTAAATTAGAATTAGTTAAAAAACTTAGTAATGGACTTATTTCAACACCGCAAGGTGATGTATCAGTTCCAGTTGTAACTAATGATGTTTATGAAAAATTAATATCAACTCCTAAAGTAGAAAATGAAATTTATTCACTTGCTTTTCATAAATTTAATGGTCAACCCAATAGTGAAGGTTTGGGAAAAATAGCTTTTAATAAAATGTCAGAAGAAGATAAAAATGTAGCATTAAAAAACGTAGCAGCAGAATTTATACATAAAGTATCTCAAAATAAATTAAGAACCGGAGAAGTATATAATAGACCCGTAACCAATGTAAATATGGGAGAGCAAAAAGGAATGGAAGGATTAAATTGGGTAAAAGGATTTAAAGGTGCAATAGAATCTGGCGATTACAATGCAGCAATACAAGAAGCAAGAAAATTATTTGCAGGTAATGGTTCTTATCAATTTGATAATATGAAAATTGCAGATGATGGTGGTATTAGAGTTGAGTATAGTAAAGATGGAGAACCGGAAAATGATTTAATAATAAAACCAAATGACCGAAATTATTACTACAAAATAGCCAATTTATATCAAAAAGTAACGGGTAGTGATGTTAAAATGGAAAAATATGTAATAAGCAATAAAGTGAATTTGACTAATAATTCAAAGGCAAATAGTAGTACATATACAATTAATGGAGAAAAATATACACATAAAGAATTGATAGATAATGGATGGACAGAAGATGGTATAAAGAAACTGAAAAAAAATTAATAAATTAAGTTAAATATAACATAAATGGCAGAAGAAGTACAAGATATTGCTATTCAAGAAGGAACTACACCACAAACTAGAAAGGTGCCAAGTATGGATGAGGTATTAGGCACAAAGACTAAAAAAGTGCCAAGTATGGAAGAAGTTCTTGGTAATGAAAAAAAAAATTCTTTAAGTTCTCAATACGTATCTTCTCCTACACAATCTCCATTAGCATCACCTAATTTTAGTCAAGGAGAAAAGATGGCTAAAGTGGGTTTTACCATTCCGTCTGCTGCTAATATTCAACATACACCGGAACAGCAAAATTGGTTATTAAATACTATATCATCATTAGATAAGGGGTTTTATAAAAATCTAATAGGAAATCCAACAAAAGGATTAGGTACCGCATTGCAAGGAGCAACTAAAAAAGTTATGGGTGGTAATGGGGAGGGGTTTATAAGCAATGCATTAATTAAGTTTGGTGATTATTTTAATAAAACTATTGATGAATTAACACCGCAAGATGAAGAATTTAAAAATAGTTTATCAGACCAAGTTGCACAAGCATTGGGTACTGTTGGTTCTATGGTTTTAACGGGAGCGGCTAGTGGAATGGGAAAAGGAAGTGCATCATTAATGAATGCATCACAAGTACCAAAAGCTAATGTAGCAATAAATGCTGCTAAAGAATTTGGTAAAGATTTAATAAATCCCGTATCAGTTAGCGCAGGTTTGTCTATGGGGCAATCTGAATTTGATAAAGCAAAACAATTAGGGGCTACTGATGACCAAGCATTTGAGGCATTTTATAAAAACGCAGCAGTAGGTTCTATTTTAGAACAAATACCAACAATGCAATTTCTTAAAAGATTTAATCAATCTACGGGTGGCGGTATTGCTAATTACATTAAAACTAAGGGAATTGCTGGTATAACGGGTGGATTGGAAGAATTATCCACAGAGGTTTTACAACAATTATATGCAAATAAAACTGCAAAAGATATTTACAATATAAACCAAGATTTATTTGAAGGAGTAGCAGAATCGGGTGGTATTGGTTTTGGGGTTGGATTTTTATTAAATGCCCTAGGTGCCAATGCAAAAATATTAAGAAAGCAAGGCAATAAAGTTGAAGCAGAAGTTATAAAAGACCAAGTAGATTCATTCAAATCTAAAATGGAAAATGCATCAAAAGAAGAAGATAAAATAGAACAAGTTAAACAACAAGAGCAACAAAAAAACGGAATTGATAAAAGACAAGAACAATTTGATGTATTTTCTCAATTAGCATCATCAAATCCTAATTTTAAGTTTACTGATTCATTTGATGAATTTAATAATAAAATAAATAGTGAGGGTGGAGAACAATATTTAAAAGATTTATACAATCAATCTAAGCCATTTGTACAAACAGGGGATTTAGGAGAAGTAGAAACAAATACCGAAGATAACTTTGTTAATTATTTAAAGCCTAAAGAAGAAGTTGAACCAATTGAAGAAATATCAGTATATCATGGAGGTAGTATAGATGATTTATCTAAAGCAGAAGGTGGGTTATTTGTATCTGAAGACAAAAATCAAGCAGCAGCTTATGCTAAAGGTAATAATGGCAATGTACAAGAATTTAAAATAAATAAGAATGACATATCAGATGAAGCTGAGGTAAGAAAAATTATAGTTGAATTAGGGTTAAAATCTAAACAAGAAGGTTGGGATTTGTCAAAAGAATTAATGCTTCATGAGATATTAGACCCTAGGTTTGAAACATCTTTAAGTGATGCAGATTTAAGTAAATTATATACTGAATTAGAAAAAAGAGGCTATAAAGCTATTAAAATGTCAGCTACTGATGTGACAGGCAAAGAGTTTAGTGTAGATGATATATTAGTTTTGAATCCAAAAGAAACATTAAAAATAGAAGTTAAACCAATTGAAGAACAATTAAAACCAAAAGAAAATGCCGTACAAAAGTCAAGCACAGAGGGGGTACTTCCACTCACACCAAATGGAAATGGAGAAGAAGGGGGTAAGCGTGAAGGAATGGGACAAGGAGTCCAAGGGAAAGGAATTACCCAAGAAGGTGAAACCACACAACCCGAAAGTACTACGAAAGAAAATGTAATACCACCACCACCACCAATACAAGAAGATGGTGAGAAAAAAGAGCCATTAAGAACAAATGAAAAGGCTATACTTAAAAGATTATTTGAAAGTAAAAATATATCAGAAGATGTAAAAAACAAGTTTAAAGATAATTTAAAGTATAAAACAGCTAGTAAAGAAGAAGCTAGAAATGTAGCCAAAGAATTTGTAAAAGAATATGGTTCAGAAGATGCAGTTACTTTAGCAGAAGCGGGTAAATTTGATGGTGATGTAAATTCATTCATATTTGCAGAAGCTATTGATAATGCAGCTAGAAAAGAAATGGAAGCCAAAACAGAAGAAGAAAAAATAAAGTACGCTTCTGAATGGGCAGATTATGCTATGAGGTATGACGAAGCAGCTAGAAAAGGGGGTAGATTTATTTCAGCAATTTCTGACTTTTATAAGAAGTCGCCATTGGGGGTGTTAATGGTAGAAAAAGCAAATAGAGAAAATTCTTTTAAAGAGTGGTTTAAAAACAAGGAAAAATCTTACAAAGAGGTATTTGATGAATTAATCAAAGAACCAGAATTTAAAGATTTAATGGATGAAAAAGTACAATCAGAATTAAAAGAAGAAAGAAAAAAAACAAGAGCAGATAAAAGACAAAAGATTGATGACTTTTTTGAAAAAGCTAAATTAAAAGGCAATAATTTATACGCAGTACCAATACCACCGCAAGTAATTAATAGTGCATTAGAGGTAATGAAACAAGCAGTATTAGCAGGTGAATCAATAGTTAATGCAGTTGGTATGGCAGTTGAACATATTTCTAAAGAAGTTAAAGATTGGGATAAAGAAAAGTTTAAAAAAGAATATGAGGAAAAATTAAGTCAATTTGAAACAAGTAAAACAACTAAAACAGAATCGGAATTAACTAAGGATAAGCAAGATAAAATGCTTGATAGTTTTAGAAAGAAGCTAAAGGGATTAAATGAAGAACAAAAAGCAGATGTTATTAGGAGGTCATTTAAAAAATTAGTAGAGAATGGTGCATTGGAATATGATGACTTTAAAAAAATTATACAAGATGTAATGGGTAATGGTGAATTAACCCAAGAAGAACAAGATAAAATTAAAGATTTAGTTACCAAAATAAATTCAGTAGAAGATGTTGCAAAATCAATAAGAGAAGATGATAACAGGTCGGAAGAAAATCTAAAAAAATATAAAGAAGCTAAAAAAGAAGCAGAACAAGCATCTACTGAATTAGGAAAAATGGTTTATAATAAAATAAATTTGACTAATAGGGTATTATCAATAATGCAATTAAATACATTAGGTATTCCTTCATTGATAAATAACCCAATATTTAACATTTGGAATCAATCAACTGTTAGATTTCCAATAGGGGTGCAATTAAGTGTTATAGACCAAATTTTATATGGTGGAAGTAAAGTATCTAATAAGCTATTTGGTACAAGTATTTTATATCCCGAAAATAATATATTTATATCGCAAAAGTCATTTTTTAGCAAATTGGGAGAAGGTGCAAAGCAATCTACTGAACAATTATTTACGGGTTTAACCAATGCGGATTATTTTCAAAAAGAAGTTAGAAGTTCACAAATACATCCATTTACATCTATAAAAGAATTATGGGATTGGAAGTTTAATGGCAAACCATTAACAAAAGAACAAGTAGCAGATAAATTATTACAAGCAGGACCAGGTTTTACAGCAGAAATCGTAGCAAGATTATTAAATATAGGTGATAAGCCACAAAGATATGCAGCAGAAGGAGCACAAGCCGCAGTATTTGCTAAAAAATTAGGTTTAAAGGGAGTTGATTTAAAATATTTTATGGAGTTTCCAAAAGAGGAAGCATATAGAGCATTTAAAAAACAAGGATTATCAGATGAAGTAGCAATGCAAAAAGCAGAAGAAATGCTACAAAGAATAATTAAACAAGGTGAAGAATCCACATTTCAACAAAATAGTTTATTAAATGATGCCATACAAGGTGCTTTTAAACCTTTTGGCAAATTTGGTGACGTTATTAAGACATTAAATATGCCTTATGTTAAGATACCTTTAAATGCTTTTTGGTCGGTATATAATTTAATTAACCCAGAAGTCGCATTTTTGCAATCAGCAGTTTATGGTTTAAAAGCTATAAAATCAAAATCATCAGCAGATATTCAAGAATCTAAAAAATGGTTTGCTCATGCAGTTACGGGAATGGCATTAACGGCAATAGTTGGTGCATTGGCTAAGGCAAAAATAATTAATTCTGACAATGATGATGAAACTACCAAAAAAGAAAGAATGGGTGAAAAATCATTTGAACAACAAAATAGCATTAATGTATCAAAATTAAATGCATATTTAAGAGGCGAAAATCCTGATGACGTAAAGGATGGTTTAAATGTAGATTTAAAATGGTTTGGTAATGTTGGAAATGTAATGAATGTTACATCTCAAAAATTAGAAAATATGACACCTGAACAAAAGAAAAATGGTATGTCATATATGGAAGATATGATGGAAAGACAATCAGAATCAGCTAAAGAATTTGTTAATAATGGAGTATTTGCAAACACATCAGGTTTATTAACGGCTGCAACTAAAGGAGGACAATTTTGGGATGCTTATGGATTAAATTTAATTAATATGGGAGCCAATGTTATTCAACCTGCAATGTTTGCTCAAATGTCAAGAGCACAATTACCATATTATTCTCAACAAAAAGCAGATAGTTTTATGAAAGAACTTGAAAATAGTATGCTTACTCGTTCAGGAACATTAAGAACCATAATGAAAAAATACCCACCATCACAAAACAATATATGGGGCGAAAGAATGGATAGAAAAGACAATGTAATAATGAAGCTATTTGGTATGAGCAAAACAGATCCCGATAACTTTGCACAACCAATATATAAAGATTATAAAAGAACAGATAATACCAAGTTTTTTCCACCTTCAATAAAACCAGAAGTTAATAATAAACCAATTACAAACGACCAATTAAATAAACTAGAAGTATTGGTAGGTCAAAAAAGAAAAATGTTAGTCGCACCATTTATAAATGATGGAGCAACTTTAAAAGGATTTAAAAATGTTTATAGTAAACTATCAGATGATGATAAAGTAGATGCATTAAATATAATTTATAAAATGGCTTACAATGAAGGAGAAAAGGATTTTGTATCTTTATATCCCGATTTCTATGCATCAAAAAAGAAAACAAAAGAACAAAAAAAAGAAACAAAAGAAAATAGAATATTTAAAAAATCATTAACAAAATTTTTAAAATAAAATGGAAGAAACACAACTACAACAAAGAATACAAGATTTAGAAAAACAATTAGAATTTTCAGAAAGTAAAAGAAAGATTTACGAACAAAATGGAGCAGCTAAATTATTTTATGCCTTAAATAGAAAAGCCAATGAAATGGCAGATTTATTAAACGCTTTCAATTTATCTACATTAAATTTAGATGACCCAAAAGACAAAACTTTTGAAAGATTAAAAATTATTTGGAACGATAGTTCAGCATTATCAACCGCTATTAAAGACTTAGGAATTTCAGCAGGAGTTACGGGAGATGAAAAGAAAGATATTGAAAAGAAACCATTTGTGGAAACTATTGCAGAAGCAAGAAAATAATATATGGGTAAAAAAATAAAAATATACGGAACGGAAATAGAATTGCCCGAACAACCTCCTATTGAAGAAATAGAAAATTGGGGAGAAAATGATACTAAAAATCAATTTTGGAAAAGATTAGATTTGCCTAATTTTTTTGAATATGTTGAATATGATAAAGAAGAAAATGTATTACTTACAAAAGAACAAGAAATATATGCACGAGAGGAAGTAAGAAGGTGTAAGCAAGGGTTTTGGTTTATGAATAATGGTATTCCAACTTATATAACGGGTAAAAATTATTTTTATTTACAATGGTGGAAATTAGAAGATGATATATATGCAGATTATAGAGATACAGATAGAAGATATTATTTGTATTTAAACCATTGGGAAAACATGGCGTGGTGTTTGGGTATAATCAGAGGTAAAAAACGTAGAGAAGGAGCAACATCACAAGCAACTTCTAATTTAGTATATGAAGCAATATTTTTTAAAAATAGTAATTGTGGATTAACAAGCAAAACAGCAGTGGATGCTGGAACTGCATTTACAAATATGGTTTCTTTTGGTTATAGGCAGTTACCCGTTTTTTTAAAACCAAAACAAATAAATAATAAAGATAGTGTTACCAAATTGGTATTTGCACATAAATCTATAGATATAAAAGATGGAAAAGGAAATGCAATAGATAATAATACAGGGCATCGTTCAAGTATTGATTTTCGTGCCCCTAGTCCAAACGTATACGATTCAGGTCGTTTAAGTAGAGGTCTTTTTGATGAAGGTGGTAAATGGGAAATAGATTTTTCAAACTTTATATCAAAAGTAAGTAAGACATTAGTAAAAGGTGCTAAAAAAGTAGGTTTTATGGAACTTCCATCAACTTGTAATAGTATGTCGCAAGGAGGACAAGCGTATTTTGATGAATGGATTAAAACAAAAAAGTTACAAAAAAATAGAACTGCAAATAGATTAGTTTCTTATTTTAGTTCATCGTATGATGGGTACGAAGGTTTTATTGATAAATATGGAATGAGTGTTATTAATGAACCAACGGAAGAACAATTTGAATATTTGGTAGAAAAATATGTAGGAGCAACTGAATTAGATGAAGAAGATATTAAAATGGGGTCAAAACAATATCTTTTAAACAAAAGAAAGGATTTAGAAGGGAAATCATTGGAGGAGGAAATTCGTATGAATCCATTTGATGAAAAAGAAATGTTTATGCTTCGAAATTCTAATTGTCATTTTGATGCAGTATTATTAAATGATTTGTATGAGATTGCAAAAATGAATGAAAAAGAAGTAATAGAATATGGCAATTGGACTTGGAAAGATGGAATACCTTTTACGGAAGCAATATGGGAAACAACTTCAAAAGAATACGCAAGATGGCATAGAGCAAAGAATTTTAAGATACCTCAAGGAGATACTTATACTAAAAGAGGAAATTTATTTATACCAAAAAATCCCGTTCAGTTTATTATGGGATGCGATCCGTTTCAAAATTCAATAGTAGAATCAGGAGAAGGGTCAAAAGCAAGTAGTGGAGTATTAAATAGGTATGATATTGGTAATAATGACCCCGTATATGATATGATGTTTGTATGTAAATATCACGCAAGGCCAAAAATGGTAGAATTATTTCATAATGATATGGCTTTACAATGTTTTGCTTATGGAGGCCAAATGTTAATAGAGGCAAAAATGGATGGTGGATTAAGAAAGTATTTTGAAGATAATTACCTAGCCGCATTTATGATAATGATGCCTGGGAAATCTACTTATGGTATAGACCCAAATTCAGATAATAAGGCCCTAATGGTAAACCTATGGGAACAATATATTTTAACACATGGAAAAGAAGGTAAAATAATATATCCCGAAGTAATTGATAGCAAATACGATGGATTGCTTAAATTTGATGTAACCGATACGGAAAAGTCAGATGAAGTTATGGGCTTGGGGTGGACTTTGGTAGCCGATTATTACAAAAAAGCCAATTTTAAAAAAATAAATAAAACAAATATTGAAGATTTCTTTAAAATGAAAAAAGTATCATAATGGAAAATTGGATTAATTTTTTTGATAAGATATATGTTATAAACCTAGCCAAAAGAACTGATAGGTTATTGCAAATTGCAGAAGAATTAGAGAGGTATAATATACCATTTGAGTTAGTTACCGCCATAGAGCAAGAAGATGGAGCAGAAGGGCTTAAAATGACAATGCAAGGCATATTTAAGAAATCCATTGAAAAAAGGTATGAATCCATATTAGTTTTTGAAGATGATGCTTATTTTGTAGAAGGGGTAGAATATACTAACGAAGTGTTAAATAATGCCATGGATCAATTACCCAAATATTGGGATATGCTATTATTAGGGGGCCAACCGGTAATGGGTTTTACCGGCCAAATATCCCCTAATTTATTATCGTTGGAAGATTGTTATGCCACACATTCAGTAGCTTATAGCATTAATTGCATGAAAAGAATAATGGCCTTGGGTATGGAATCACCAATAGACAATTGGCTAGTAAAACACATTCAAACACAAAAAAGAACATATATAACATACCCATTATTAGCAAGCCAAAGGGCAGGAATTAGCGACATAGGTAAGGCATATATAGATTGGAACCCATTTATAATAAACAAATACAACCAAAAATTAAACGAATTATGAGGCAATTATCAATTGTAATCCCATCTTGGGAAAGAGTGGATATGACCATAAATAGCTTTAAAAAAGTACACAACGACAAAAGAGTACATTCTATTGTTATAGTGGATGATGCAAGTTCAATGGCGACTTACAAAGAATTAGAGGCAAAATGTAGCCAATTTTCAAAAGTAAGTTTATATCGAAACCAAAATAACAAAGATTGCTATGCAAATAAATTATTAGCAGTAAGCTATTCACCAACTGATTTTTGCATATTACTAGATTCTGATAATCAAATAGATAAGTATTATATTGATGCTATTTTTAATCAAGAAGATTGGGATTGGGAAACCATATTTCAACCTACATTTGCAAGACCAATGTTTGATTTTAGGGCATTTAATGGATTGACAATTAAGAAATCCAATGTGGCAAAATATATAGCAAAACCATTGTTTGATACAGCTTTAAATGCCATGAACTACTTTGTTAACAAAAACAAATACATAGAAGTTTGGGATGGTAATGTTGACCCACATAGTTCAGATTCAATATTTCAAAATTATAATTGGCTAAACGCAGGGTATAAAATAAAATTTTTAGAAGGAATGGAATATGAACATTTGGTACATGATGGAAGTCATTATAAAGCAAATTCGCATAAATCACCTGAATTTTATCAAGAAATATTACAAAAATTAGGAGAATTAAGGTAATTAATTTAATATTGCATTGGTTATAACACAACTAATTATGCCACATTGTACTTTTATACCTGCGGGGAGGCTTGGGAATTGGTGTTTTGAATGTGCTACTGCGATAGCATATAGTTTAAAGCATAATTTAGATTTTACTGTTCCAATCGATACGGATAATATAAAATGGAATCCTATATATTGTTTGCATTTGGCAGATTTAAGCTATAACCCATATTTAGATAAGGTGGATTTATGGGAAAATAGTCATAGTTATGAAGAATTGCCATTTGATGAATCATGGAGGCATAAAAATATAGTTATACAGGGTTATAGGCAATCAGAAAAGTATTTCAAAGAGTATAGACAAGAAATATTATACCTATTTAACTTACCTTATAAGTTAACCCCAATATGTAGTATTCACGCTAGATATGGAGATTATTTAACCATAGAAGGTAAGCATATAGTAATAAACGAAGAATACTTGACCAAGGCAATGGATATGATAAAAATAAAAACAGGACTTACTAGATTTAAGGTTTTTTCAGATGATATACCATATTTTAAAAAACAATTAGGACACTTATACGATTTTGAATATAGTGGAAATACTGATGAATTAAGCGACCTAATAGAAATAAGTTGTTGCCATAGTCAGATTAATTCTAGTAGCACTTTTTCTTGGTGGGGAGGATGGTTAAACCAAAATAAAGAAAAGGTTGTAATTACCCCCAAAAAATGGTTTCAAGATGGGCATGGTTTAGACACAAAAGATATAGTACCAAACGAATGGATAAAAATATAATTATGAGTTACGCATTAGAAAACATAGATATAGGCGGCAAAATGTTTGATTTTAAAGAATATTATGACATGGTTGCAGAAAGACTGCCTAATAATTGTAAAATAGGCGAAGTGGGTATAGCTAATGGCAAGTCGGCAATTTATTTGGCAGAAAAAATATTATCATTAGGGAAAAAAATAGATAGATTTGTTTTAATTGATTCAATGCAATATGGCGGTAATTATCAAATACAAACAATTATTAATCATTTAATAAAAAGCGGAGTAGGACAACATTGCGAATTGATTATAAAAAATAGCCTTGATGCAAGTTGCGAATTTCCAAATGATTATTTTGATTATGTTTTTATAGATGCTTCACACGAATACGAATTGACAAAAGCTGATATTAGACTTTGGTATAGAAAAGTAAAAGGAGATGGCTTTTTAGCAGGTCACGATTATAACGCAGATGAGGTAAATAGAGCAGTTGATGAAGTATTATCAAAAGAAATTGTTTATGTTAATCAAAATTTTTCAACTGAAATATTAAAATTAATAGATACTGAAAATGATTTTGGAGTTTGGGAATATACAATAAATTGGCAAACTAAAAAAATAATAAAATAATGAAAACAGCATTAATAACTGGTTCTAGTGGGTTTATAGGTGGTCATTTAACAAAATATTTAAAAAATAAAGGATATTTTGTAATTGGTGCAGATATAGAACAACCTAAATATGAAAAACCTACAATATTTTATAATTATGATTTAAGGAATCAATTATTATGTAAATATATATTTCAAAATCACAAAAACATTGATGAAGTATATAATCTTTCATGCATTATGGGCGGCATGGGGTTTATAGGGAATAAATCCCATAGTTATGATATAATGGTTGGTAGCACTCAAATAGTATCAAATATAATAGAATGTAGCATAGAGTTTGGAGTTAAAAAATCTTTTTATAGCAGTTCTGCTTGTGTTTATAATATGCGCCTACAAGAAGGTACCGATAATGTATCATTAAGGGAATCAGACGCCTATCCTGCTATGCCTGATTTAATGTATGGATGGCAGAAATTGCAATCAGAATTGATGTATCAATCAGCTTATGAACAACACAATTTAAACGTAAGAATTGCTAGATTTCATAATATTTTTGGCGAAGAAGGAATATGGTTTGGCGGGAAAGAAAAATATCCTGCCTCAATTTCAAGAAAAGTGGCAGAAGCAAAAGATGGAGATGAAATAGAGGTATGGGGTGATGGGAAACAAACAAGAAGTTTTTTACATATTAATACTTGCATTGAGGGTATAATGAAATTAATGGAAAGTGATTATAATCAACCATTGAATATTGGAAGTGATGAATTAGTAAGTATTGATGAAGTCGCAAATATGGTAATTAAATTATCCGGAAAAAATATTTTAATAAAACATGATTTAACTAAGCCACAAGGAGTAAGAGGTAGAAATAGTAATAATGAGTTAATTGAAAAAGTTTTAAAATGGAGGCCAAATACAAAATTGATAGATGGCTTAACTACTACATATAATTGGATAAACAAACAAGTAAATAAGTAATAATATGATGATACCATTTGACTACTTGGTCGATAAATATAAAATAGATATAAAAGGAGTCGCACACTTTGGCGCAAGCTATGCGCAAGAAAGATTTGAATATGATAAATATTGTAAAGGTAAAGTTATATGGGTTGAGGCTATTCCTAATGTGTATAATGAACTTGTAGAAAACTTAAAATCATTCACAAATCAAAAAGGCATTAACGCTTGTTTAAGCAATGTAGATGGTCAAGAAATAATTTTTAATGTTTCAAATAATGAAAGTCAAAGTTCATCAATGTTAGAATTAGGTACACATTCTATAATTCATCCCGAAGTGCATTATGTTGAAAAATTATCAATGATAACAAATAGAGCAGATACATTATTTACTAAAGAAGATTTTAAAGATATAAATTTTCTTAATGTAGATTTACAAGGAGCAGAACACTTAGCCATAGAAGGAATGGGTGATTTGATTAAAAATATTGAATGGGCTTTATTAGAAGTAAACAAAAAAGAAGTTTACAAAGGTTGTATGACAATAGATAATATGGATTATTTTATGTTACAAAGGGGATTTGAAAGAGTAGAAACAGGAGTTTTGGTAGCTGATTCATGGACTGATGCACTTTATAAAAGAACTTTTAAAGTATGATAAAAGTACCCCATGAATTTACCCCTACAATAAATACCATATACCCACATGGTAATTTAATTATTTTTGAAGATTGGTTTTCTTATAACGATATACCCAATACAAATAGACAATACCTACCAATCCAATGGACTGCATATCATGTAAATAATAATTACGGGAATGATATAGTAGCAATTAAAAGATTACAAGATTATGTAGATTTATTACCAAGAAATTTTAAATATTTTACCATTGTTCAATATGATGATGGTTGTTTAATAGACTTTAAGGATTTAGATATACTTATTTTTAGCATGAGTAAAAAAATAGGAGTGGAAATACCACTTCTTTGTATGCCACATAAATTTGAATTTAATGGCGAAAAAGAAATTTACGCATCATTTATAGGTACACATACTCACCCAATAAGAGAACATATATTTAATATAAAAGACAATAACTATTATATTTCAGACAATCCTCATAATGAAAAAGATTTTTGTAATATATTGGCTTCTTCGTTATTTGGTTTATGTCCCAGGGGATATGGTTTAAATAG